TAGTCAATTTGGAGGTTCCACATTTAGTCGTTCACGCTACCATTACGCTTGCGCCCTGTTATCTTTATAAGAAACGCTAACTTATAAAGAACTCCAAGTCAATTAGTGGAACTTTTTATTTTTCGTGGTTTATTTGACGTTATGCCACGCATTCCCAGTGATGTTTAGGAATCTGTTCTGTGTTAATCTTATAGTCATAGCCGCCCTCTTCAAGGAACTTATCTGCAACTTCTCTCATTGTATCGAAAATCTGCTTACCGAAATCAGCAGCTTCCTGTGTGTAATATGTATTACCAAGTTTATCCTGATATGTACAACCGAACTTCTTCATTGTTTCATAAATACCAATAAAGCCGATTGTGTTGTAAAGATGTTCAAAATCAATAAGACTAAAGCTGAAGTTAGGAAGTAATCCCTTTTCAACATTTCTCTTAATGATGTGACGAACAACATGAAGTGAACGGACAATACAAAGAGTTCTGTTCTTCAATTCTTCAAGATACTCTTCTTTTGTATTTGTATCAAGAGCAAGTCTTGTCAAGTTAATTGTATTAACCTTAACAGAACCAACTTTCAATGCAGTACCACCAATGGAATTAAAATCGTGTAACCCCACATTTCTGTGGGCACTGACTATCTCTTATACTTACATATCCTGTGTAAGCATATCCCCATTTCCACTTACGTATCAATAGTAAGTGTACTCCTCTTGGCGAGGATAGTCGATACAGGTTCCTTTTCACCTTTTGCTCTACCTGTTTTTAACGGATAAGATAGAGCAGAATTTTTATAATTTCTTCCAGCATTTATGTGTTTTATTGTTCCTTCCGATACGTGGAAGTATTCTGCAATAGTCTTTATTGTAAATTCCCTATTAAGTAATAACCATTGTATATTATCAACTTCTTCTGGTAACAAATGATATGGAGTTCCTTTTCTAATTGGATAATCAACACAATTTATTTTATGAGTTGTACCATGGTTAATTGAAGTAATCATTTGTGTATTAACATTATATTTTTCAGCAATTTGTGCTTGTGTTAATTTACTCTATTTTAAATCGTTAATAATATCATATACTGTTTTATCAGATATTACACTTCTTGGATGATTTTCTCCATAAAATGTCGGTGGCTCTTCGCCGCCATCCGTTAAATTATATCCATTAGGAATTTTACAATTTAATTTTTTTATCCAATATTTCTCCTTTTCATTATAATCTTCAATATTTTTTTCTAAAATTTCATAATAGAAATTTTCTTTACCTAATGCTTCTATTGCGTCATGAATAGGAGAGTTATCAGCATTCATTTTGGCTCTTGATAAATGAGCTATAAATCTATGTTGTGGGTCTATTGCTTGACCCACATAAACTTTATTATTGATTTTATTTTTGATTACATAAATGCTTTTCTTCACTATATCACCTCTCTAAGCTGAGAGAAATTATAGATGAAAAGACTTCCCACGGGATTGCCATACCTATGTCTCACGACAGGGGCTTCAGGTTTCCCCGTTAGCATACTTTAAAGTATACCCCAGAGATTACTGGTAAAGGGATAATAGGGCATTTATTACATACCCAAGGTCGCGAATATCGCTCTTAAGGCGGCAACAATTAGAAAGGCTTGAAACATTATCATCAATGAAGAGGTTTGAATCACTCCACCTCATATTATGTCCAATTCCCCACTCTGCAAACTCAGGGTCAAGGAACTCTCCATCCTTTCTTACAAGTGAAATCGTAGAAATAGGGAATGTAAACATATTCTCTGAACGAATATCACTCATAGCTTTCATATAAAGCTTTTGGAAATCCATAATACCATCAATGTGGTCAACCATAAGTTCGCCATTTGGAAACTCTGAACCACCGAACAAAGCCATCAAATATTCTCTGTCAAATACTGATGTATTTGTAAAAGCAGACTGCTAACCCACGTTATCATAATTTTCATTATGCGCTGACTATTTTTTATTACTTAGTTAAAAGTAATATTACTCTTTCCCGCCGCGTATCAATAGCGGAGGTACTCCTCTTCGTGAGGATAGTCGATACAGGCTTCATTTAATTATTTGCTCTAAGTGGATAGATAAGATTATCTCTCCTATACATTTTTGTTGAACCATTTTTAATACCAATTATTATATTTGGAGCCACATTATATTGTAGCGCAATTTGTCTTAAACTTATTTTTGTTGTAGAAATTAGTTCAATAATTTCTGAGACTTGATGATAAGTTAATTGACCAGCATTTTTTGTTGCTCGATATTGTCTAATTGGATAAGAAATATTATTTTGTTTATGATAAATTCCACTGTTTATTCTTGAAATAGTCATTCCCTCTACTCCATATCTTTTTCCAATATCTTCATAAGAAGAATAACTAAATTTTAGAGAATATATAATTTCTTCAATATCTTCTTGAGTAAGTTTACCAGTTGGATTAGGATTTTTTCTAAGCGGATATTCAACATTTAAATTATAATAAGTATTTCCTAAATTAACATCATTTACACAAGAGGAAGATATATTAAATTTTTTTGCAATATCTCTTATACTATTTTTTGTGAATTTTAAATCTGAAACAATTTTTTCTAATTCTATATTAGTTTTAAATTTTGCTTCAGGATGTTCAATGCCTTTAAAAAGAGGCGGTTCATTTCCTCCTTCAAGAATATTATATCCATTTGGTCTTAAAGATTTATATTTGAGTATATAATATTTTTCTCGTTCATTATAGTTTTTTATTGGACCTTCTAATATTGACATAGTAAAATGTTCTTTACCGTATTTTTGTATAGCTAAATCTATTAAACTATTATCATTATTAGGGCGGCAATGTTGATTAAATCTATGTTTAGGATTATTGGATTGACCGATATAAACCTTATTGTTAATATTATTTTTGATTATATAAATATATTTTTCCATCTATTCACCTCCTTTATTTTATTTTATTAGAGCAATTAAATGATTCCCACGAGATTACCATACCTATGTCTCCCGACAGGGCTCCAGGCTCCCTCGTTAGCCACTATTTAAGTGACCCCAGTGATTACTGGAAAAGTAATAAATGGACAGTTCTAATTAGATTCTATCCCTTACGCAAGGCTGATTAACGGCATAAATAAATCTCTGAATGTTCTGATAAGCATACTCGTCCCATTCTGTAATGCCAAAGTAAGCCTTCTTCTGGTCTTCTTTCCAGAAGTAATACATATAAGGAATAAGGTTTGGTAATCCGACTGCCGTCGGAACTCCGATATTTCTATCGGGACTGACTGGATTTTCCTACGACCTTTGTCGCAGTGTTTCTCTGTCCCCTCACGTACCAATAGCAAGAGTACTCCACTTAGCGTGGATAGTCGATACAGGCTTCATTAGAATTTTCGTAATGGGTAGGACAGTCCTTCACGAAAATATTTTTTTGAAGTGCCACGGTTAATTCCTTCAATGGCTCTTCTATCTACATTATATTTTTTTGCTAAAGATTGTATGCTTTCTTTTGTGTTTAATAAAGCGTCAATAATATCAGAAACTTGTTCATAAGTAAATAATATTACACCGCTGCTCTTCCAATTTCTAATTGGATATTGAATATTATCCCTATGATATGTAATTCCAGCGTTTATTTTAGAAATAGCATGAACTTCAACTCCATATTCTCTTGCAATATCTCCATTAAAACGATAAGTGTATTTGAGAATATCAATAATATTATCTACATCTTCTTCTGTTATTTTTCCATTTATATTAGAATTTTTCCTAATTGGATACTTTTCATTTAATAAAGCTTGACTAATGCCTTGATTTATTCTCAATACTTGTCTTTTAGAAATATTATATTTCTTTGCCAACTGAGATAAAGAAATTTGAGTTGTTGCCAAGTCTATTTTTAGTTTAAGCACATCCTCATCTGAAATTTTAGTATTAGAATGTTCATCTCCATAAAAAATAGGAGGCTCATTTCCGCCATCAAGGATATTATATCCGAATGGCTTTTTTGAATTATAATATTTAATCCAATATTTTTCTCTTTCATTGTAATTTTCAATTTGAGACTCTAAAATTTCAAACCAAAAATGTTCTTTTCCGTATTTTTGAATTGTTTTATCAATTAAAGAATTATCATAATCGCCTTTACAATGAGATTGAAATCTCTTTTTACTATCTAAAGCTTGTCCTATATAAACTTTAGTGTTAATGTTGTTTTTAATAATGTAGATATCTTTTCTAATGATTCCCACGGGACTAACATATGAATTATTCATTCACTTAGCCTCCCCCGTTAGCCGCAAATGCGACCCTGCTGGTAAGCAGAAAAGAAACATATGGGCGCAGCAAATTCACCCGAAGTTCTGTTACTTGCAAAGTTGATATACTCTTTTACGAAGTCAACAAAAGTTGTCAAGTGCTTTGGCGGCTTAGCATTAAAGGTGTCACCAAGGAAAAACAATCCCTTTTCAGCCAAATCCTTTAAATCGTAAGCAAAACAATAAGACTTGAAGGTTGCAGTATCTGAGTCATGTAAATACAACTCCAATTATTAGACTATTTTTTAGATTTGCCTTTTGAAGACAAATAATTACTCTTTCCAAATGCGTATCAATAGCATTTGTAGTCCTCTTCACGAGGTAGTCGTTACAGGCTTTTATTTACGAATTGGATAATTTTCATTGGGTTCAAAATATGCTTTAGTTTTTCCACTATTGATATTACTAATAGTGCTATGGGACTTAATATTCATCCGCCGAGCAATTTCTCGAAAAGAGAGGTCTGAATTTTTTAACAAAAATTTAATTTGATTTAAATCCTCAATAGAAATATTTTTCTTGTAAACAGCATGCTTCCTAAGAGGATAATCCCAAGAGGGATGAAAATGAGCTTCTCCTTGGTTAATTTTTTCTATGGCTTGCTTGTTTACGTGAAAAAAATTTGCAATATCAATAATAGTTAAATCATCATGCTCCAAGAAACTTTTTATCGCAATAATATCATTTTCTTTTAATTTATTGCCAGTTTCAATAGCAAGAGGATATTTTAAATCTTTTTTTCTGTAACTCTTTCCTTCGTTAATTGCTTTTATCATAAAATAAGAAAAATTTGGATGATTTTTTGCGATTTGTTTTAAAGTTAAATTTTTATTATTTAAAATTTCAGAAATGATTTGAGATGCTTCTTGTTCTTTTTCTTTTGTGGAGCGAATAGGATAAGAACAATTTGTTCTAAAATATGTTTTCCCTCTGTTTATGTTACTAATAATTTCTTGTGTAACATTAAACTTTTCACCTATTTGCTCTTGAGATAATGAAGAATTTAAGAGTAAATCTATAATTTGGTTCACTTGAACATTAGTTAATTTACTCTGATAAGAAAGCTCTCCATTTAAGTGAGGATACCCCTCTCCGCCTTTGGTCATATTATATCCAGTAGGGTATAGGGTATTCAATTTTTTAATCCAATACTTTTCTCTTTCATTAAAATTTTCGATTTGTTCTTCTAATACTTCTATAAAGAAATTTTCTGGACCATAATTCCTAATAACTTGATGAAAAACTGTCCCATCTTTAGCTTGTTTATGAGCAAGAAATCTTTTTTGAGCATTAGAACTCTGTCCCACATATTGCATCCCAGTAATTATATTGGTAATTACATAAATATCTTTTTTCATAAGTAAACCTCCTTGACAAAACAAAAAAGATTTTTCGTAAATAAATTCCCACGAGATTAGCAAAAGCCTTCCTCGTTAGCTCATATTAAATATGAACCCCCTTGATAAAGGGAAAAGTAATCTAAGGGCAAGTTGTTTACATTTCACCCATCCACTCGCGGCGAAGCCATTCATTAGCAGCCTTGAAACCATACTCCTTCTGCATTTCATAATAAATCTTCTGAAAAGCCATAACCTTTCTGTGTGGCTTTGGCATTTCTGAAAGAAGGGTTACAATATCTTTTCTTCTTACATTACTGTTTGAGTCAATTGAGCTATCAGCTACAACTGGCTCGTCAACGAAATTGTCAATAAATTCTCCGAGAGAAAGCTGGTCATCACCAAAGCCGTTTAAATAGGCAAGCTCTGTACCAAATTCGTTCTACAGTTTATTCCACTGAGTTGTGAAATTTTTATTCTTTCTTCCAATATTAAGCATTGCTCTCACCTACCTTTTTCATCCAGTCAATTGCTCTTGCAAAATCATAGGTTACTGTTCCCCATGCTTCATCAACCTGTAAGATAGGCAATGAATCATTATGAGTTGCTTCACAAATTCCTTTAATTTCATCCGCGTCTGTAATGACATCATACTTGGCATTTAAAGCATCAAGCTTCTTTTTAAGTACATTACACTTTGGACAGCCAGTAGAATAAAGTCTTATATTAGCCATATCCTCACTCCTTTTTATTTATTCTATTATAATTATACCACATCCAACTTTAAAAGTCAAGACATGGTAATTATAAAGTAAAAATCAGATAGTCAAACTCTAATGATTTGGTGTCATTCGAGTCGAACCACCTGATTTCCTTTTAATTATTTCTCAGCGCAAACTTTCGGGATTGGATTTGGAGGGACAACACCAAAGAGAAGCATTGCGTCATCTTCCTGCTTTCTCCATCTTCTTTCTTTTCCATCAACTGCAAGCTTATCAACATAGTTATTCCACTCGTCATTTGCGTGTCCCTTTACTTTAACGAATGTAACTTTATTGAAGTAGCGAGTTGCTTCGCTAAGTGCCCAGTCAATATTCTTAATAAGTGTAACATTCTCAATAGGCTCATGCTTTTTGCCACGAGTCCAGTCGTTAGCTTTCCAGCCCTTAATCCAGTCATTGAAAATGTTTACACAGTAAGCAGAGTCAGAACGAATTTCAACGGTCTTACCAGTATAGCCAAGACCATTAAATCTTATAAGACCTTGGAAGATTGCATTGAGTTCCATTTCATGATTTGTTGTATTATCTGCGTGACCATAGTTGTCAAATAATATTTTTTCATTTTCGTCGAGAACTGCATATGCCCAGCCACCTGCTTCACGAACGTACTGTCCATCAACTTTTCTCATTGTTGCAGCCCCGTCAGTATAAATAATAAACTTTTCAATCATCCTACATCCTCCTCATAATGCTCGCAAATATCATCTTTCTTAAAACAAGGAACGCCATTAGTAATCATACCACTATCTTTACCGTAAGGTTTCGATATTCATTTCCCTTTTCATTTAATCTATTTTTATTATATCTTAATTTTTATAAAAAGTCAACAAAATGAGGGCAGTTGCCTGCCCTCAAAATTACATTATTTAACTTGCCAAGTCATCATTTCTTCATATAGCTCATGTGCAAAGGAATTTCCTCCAATATTACTGTACACATTATACAATGAGCAAAGGTCTTCCTTGGTTCTCATATCTAAGGCCTTATCATTACAATGTTCAAAATAAATCTGAGTAATAGAGTGTCTAATCTCAGACCTATTGATTTCGCGTGTTTCCTTGCGATATGATTCAATTCTCTCATCCATTTCCTCAATTTTCTGAGTTACCTCACTTTTGAGCTCATCTACAGCTCTTTTAATCTCTTTTCCAAAATCAGTGAATGCTTGGATAGCCGCATCATTCTTTTCCTTTTCTCTTTGAAGACTGTCTTTCAATTCTAAATCAGCTTGGTCTGGTTCCTTCTTTGCCTTAATAATGTCAACAATTACTTTGCCAACGATTGTTATTACAGAACCAAGTCCCGCGGCAATAGCAGCGATTATTACTTCGTTCACATTCTCACCTCCGATTTAATAAATCATTATGGTATTTCGAAGAAACTTTATACGCCGGGTTAGTAAATAAAGACTCAAAAGTGAGATTATTGTAATCCCAATAAGGTACTCTTATCAGAGGTATCTTCTTCCTTAAGCAGTAAGCGTTTTTACGTCTGTCCCACTCTTGAGTCTGTTTAAATTCAGAAACAGTTTTCTGAAAATGGGGAACTCTATGAAAGTGTTGTTCTCCATCTATCTCTATGGCGCAAATAATTTTATTATTTTTATCATAAACGATAAAATCAAATCTTAATAAATTTCCTTTTAAACTTTTTAAGTCAGGAAAGGAAACTTCTTTTTGGAAATAAAGATTATGTGAGCGTAGGAGTTTTTCAACTTTTTCTTCTCCTTTTGACATTACATATCTCCAAATCTTTTA